CTAGGAAATTTCTCATCTTTTCACCATTAATGTTAAAATGTGGCGGTTTTAAGGCCGCCACATAATTAGTTTAGATTACGCACCTTCAACGCCGAAGATACCTCTAAAGTCAGATGCGCCAAAAGCGTATCTTTCTCTAGCTTTGTATCTTACGTTACCAGTATCAAAGTCTCCTTCCATTGATGTACTCAATGGAGTTCTTGAAAACATTTTCATACCGTTTGGAACGTCTGTAATGATGTACCATGAATCAGAGTCAGTTAAAAAGTTATTAACTCTATAACCTTGTGGGATCATTCCCATACTGTTGATTGCATTGATGTCATTATCAGCTGTCTGAGTTCTACCTTGAGATTTCATCAATCTCTCAGCATTGAACTGATTTGCAGAAGGAATTATCATTTTAACTCCTTTAGCTGCAATTCTCAAACCTCTTTCGTCCGTCATTGCAGCGATGTCTATTAAAGACTGCTCCAATGATGTTTCGTTAAGGTCCGCTTGAGTCGATAAAGTGTTTGCAACATTAGGTCCAGTTGAGCACGTATGTGCTGTACTGAACAATGCTACTGCGTCACCTGTTTTGAACGTAGCTACCGAAGGTAGACCGTTGTTCAAAGGTAATGCGCCTTTAACTTCTTTTGCGTTTGACATAGATCTTGCTAATGCTTTTGTATATCTAGAAGCTAGTCTATCGTAGAGATTATCTTCGATAGCTTCTTCAGTTATAGCGAAAGCAAGCGCGATCGTTTCCATAGTGTAACGTGCAGTGTAGGTTTCTTGCGCTTCATCGTATGAAATGCCTTGACCTTCTGCTTTTACATTAGCGTTAGCGAATCCTGATAACATTACTTCCTCTTCGAAAGCTCTGTCACTAGACTCGGTTACGTATATTTCAGCGTGTTGATTTTCGTAACGCTTGTACTCCAGCCCAAATAGTGCATTTAGGCCTGGTTCTAGCTCTTTAACTAGCTGTGCTCGTGATATTGCCATGTCTATTTGCTCCTATTATTGCCAAGTGACACCAGCTGAACCTGTGTTTAATAAGTATTGGTTAAGGTTCTGACAAATGATAACGCTTCTATCTGCTGCGTTTTCATCATTTTCAGGATCCTCAGCCGATCTTAATAATCGCCATGAGTTAGCTGTGTCTGACACACCTGCTACTATTACTTCAGAAGATGACTGACCAGTAGTTGTACTTCCGCCAGGATCTCCAGTAGTTAATCCGTATGTTTTACCATAAACGGCTTGAGCTGCTGCTGCATCGATTCCTGCCATATAAAGTTGGAAAGGATTGTCGAGAACAAAAGCTGTGATGTCTTCACTGTTAGCTGGAGTAATAGGTTGTGCATAATGGTTTGCCCAAGTAGGTTTTAAAGTTGTAGCGGCATTGTAAAAAATACCATTCAATACACCGATAGTGTAATCAGTAATTGCATTTTGACCAACTTTCATATACCCGACTTTAGACTGAACCACCGTACCTTGATACAACGACTTATCGTACGCCGCATCAATATAGTATTTGCCTTGACCTTGAGTAGCTGGTGTTGAACCAATTGTACCCACTGCGATCAAACCAAAACCAGTAGTGTTTCTATTTGCCATAGTATTACTCCTTAAAGTTTATAGTTTCCTATAAACAGGTTAATTTAAATCGATGATAGGGAATTGGTTGTTATCCCGAGAAATAAAATTTACTTCTTTGTACCACCGAAGGTTACGCGAGACTGTCGATCGATGTCGATCGGCATACTCTTATGTTGTTCCTTCAGCAAGTCGTTGTCTACAGCTTCGTCTTGACCTTCAGTTTGTCTTTTCTGATAATCAACACGCGCTTTCGCGAGTTCTTCAGGTATCCTAGCCAACAATAGGCCTCCTACTCCAATCACTCCAGCGTGTTTTCCGTCAGTGATGACAGGGTAATCTGAATCGTCGTATTCGTCAGCTCTCACTAACTCATATCCAGATCTCAATCTTCCGTAAATATTTTTACCGTCGTTGAAACCCATTGATTCAGCTCTAATCCAACGGTGTCTAAAACCGTCAGGCGCTGGTGGTGCATCCAGAGAGGATGGTGGCTTATACTCTTTAGGACGTTCAGTTTTTGTCCGAGTTTCCGCCGCACGAGAAGTTATTTTTTTGTCTTTTATCATATGCTTATGCTCCTTCCGTGAGTTTTAATTGTTTTGCATACTCTTCGAGTGGCACTCCTAATTTTTTTGCAATGTGCACCTGTGAAGAAGTGAGTCTCACAGTTTTGCGCCCTTGTTTTACGCTTCTATTCGCAGAAGCCACCGACTGAACGGGTCTAGGCGTAGTTGTCTCACTATTACCAAATTTATGGGGAAAGTCAACTTTTATTCTTTTATCGATTTCCATATAATATTCGTCAGACTTAGGATCAAATCCCTCTTTTTCAACTAAATCCTTATGAATCTCGAACGCAGTAAAAGTCATAGGTCTGTCTCGTCCAAACCATGTATTTTTACTTGCCCAATCTTCAGCCATAGGATCAGCTTGTGGCATTTGTCTTGGTGTCTCTCTAGGTAATTGTCCACCGTCAGAAAGTTGTACAGGTCTTTCCTGCTCCCTACTTTCTTTTCGTTGCTCCATTTTTGCACTATCAAATGCTAATGTAGCAATTCTTTTGTTTGCTTGAACTTGAGCTGCAGCATCACCCGCTTCAATGGCACGCGCTAATTCATTTTGCGCAGATTCCATTCCCGTTTTGATGTTGTCCTCAAATTTTTTAGTAAAATCAGAATCAACTTTTTGAAATCTATCCTGATCTGCCTTTCTTTGATATTCTAAAGCAGAAGCATATTCAGTAGCAGCAGCTTCTCTACGTTCCGCTTCCCTCATTTTTCTTGTGAGTTTAGCAATACGTCCTTGAACGCCTTTACTATATTCTTCTAGTTTAGTATCTTCTTCTTTTTTTGGTTCTTCTTTTTCAACTTCCGTGATCTTTGGTTCTTCTTCCTTGGTTTCTACAACGGCCTCCTCTTTTACTTCTTCTACTGCTACATCTTTTTCAGGCCCTGATGTATCAATATCAACCAATTTTTCACTTGGTTTTTTTTCTTCTTCTGGCATAGTTCCTTCCTATGTTAATATTTGTGCAGGATATCTGTTGGATCCTGTACTGTTGCTAAAATTTCATCTTCATTTAAAAGACGAACCTCTCCACCTTCAATTTCTATACGTGATCCTGCATAACGTGCAAAGACCACCCAATCACCAACCGCGCACCACGGACCGTTAGGATATCTCTCTTTATCCTTATAACAAGCATCGCCCATCGCCATTACGTTTCCGCATTGTGATGCTACTTGCTGTCTGTCTATGGTTTCTGATCCGATTAAAAGACCTGCGTCAGTTTTTTCTTTCATTCTGAAAGGTAAAACTAATATACGCCAACCAGTGGGTTTAGGTAATTTTGTAGTTTCTTTAGTAATTTCTTTTGGTTTTTTTAATCCAACTAATTCTTTATTTGGGAGGTGAATCTTTGAGACCTTTGCTGAGGTCGATAACGGTTCCTGATGTGTCATTTAGCTCCTTATCATGTTGCAGGTTAGAGATTTCCTGTCGCACTGATTCCAGTGCATTAATTTGTCCTATTATATACTTGTAAGTTTCCATGTTGTCAACCCCTCCAGACGTAACCGAGATTGCCAATTGATTGACTCTTCTTTCTAATGCTCTTTGAAGTTTATGAACGATATGTTCGGCTTCCATATTATATAAGGGCTACTACTCTTAAGCAATCAGGGCAATTTTTCCTAAATCTCAAATGAGAGTTGCAATGATTAACTGTTTGTACTTTTTCTGCAGGAGTTTCTAAAATTAAGGGTTCTTCTTTTTTCCCGAATAGGAAGTTCCACAATTTTTTTAATAGATTCATTATTTTATTTGAATACCGACTTTTTTGCCTTTAAGAACTGCACCACCACTTTTTACCCATGTATGAGGGCCTTGTGGTCTTGGTCTATTTCCATGTTGAAGACCTATTCTTCCACCTTTAGCGTGTCCTGGTTTCTTCAGTCCTTCTTGTAATTTTTTTGTTAGATCTTGAGTTTTCTTTTTACCTTCTGGAGAATAGATTTCTTTTTTAATAGTTTTTCTATTTTTTTTAATCCATTCCACTGCTTTTCTACCGATGATTTTTGCAATGCCGCCTACGCTTTTTTTAGAACGTAATCTTTCTCTCGCAAGTTTCATTGTAGCTTCTTTTCCTTCTTTTGTAGAATGTGGTTTACCTTTTTCACCTAATCCAAAAATACCTTCAGGGATTTTTCTTCCCTTACCCAAATCTTTATATTTATCTA